CCCGACTGCTTCCTGTACTGCCTCACACCCTTGAGGCCCGCGTGGTAGAGGGCTCGAACGTCCTCATCCCTAAGCTGTTTGGACCACAGGGCGGGCTCGAACATGAGTCCCGTGTATGGGAGTCCGTAGGAACCTGTCAAAGCGGGCCGACCGCGCCCGAGGATCAGCTGCTGCTGGTCGTGTCCCCCGGTAAAACCAGGATTGTTATAGCGATAGGCACCTTGGCCTGTGCGGGTTCTTTGCGCTAATGGAACAGGGTTCGTTACTGTAATGGGGACAGGAGTTCCGGAGACTGCATTTGTCACTATGTGCGTGTTCCCTGCACCTCCGGCGATGGCCTGTGTTAGTATTAGCGCTCCCGCGTCCGGACCGGATACAGTAATCTTGCCGTTGTGACCGCCCTCGGCATCTAAGATACACAGCTTGAGGGAAGTGGCCGCTGCGCTGGCGTTGGCCCCGTGAAACACACAGGGATCAGCGGTGAGATCCTGCGCTGCTCCCTTAACATAGGCCTTGGTCGTTCCATCAGTGGAAGTAATTGTGATCGTGTCGCCGTTGGTTGGCACACCCGTGAATGTCACAGTGGCAGTCGCTGCCTCAGATCCGTGTAACCACGTCGGTGTGGGAGACGTGTAGGTTGAGCTTTCAATGCCATCGCCGTTGAACCAGAGATTATTTTTAGTTCCCGAGCGGGTTCCACCCATATCATGGAGGCGCGAGCCGTTAACGTAGATTCGAATGCCCGATCCCTCATACATTCCGTTGTAGTTAGTTTCCGCGTCACTGGCAGAGACGTGAGAAAGGAGGGTGGGCCCGCCAGATCCATCATAGGTCACCGCCACATGGGCCCAGGTATTAGTGGGCACTAGTGAGCTAACAGGTCCCGTGTAGACGTGAAACTCATCTGTGATCGCTGGGCCGTCCCTTAGGGAGAGGTGCAGGGAAGTTGCATCGTAGTAGAACCTGTGACCGTGGTTGTCCGGATTGAGGGGGTCCTGGAACGCGAAGATTCCAAAGGATGTATCAGTCGTCTTGAGCCACGTTGCGAATGAGAACGGCTTGTCCTTCGTGATGTCCTGGGGTGAGCCAATATTCTCGGTTATGAAGTGAAAGTTACTGGATGCTCTGAGATCAGGCGCAATGGTGACATAGGGTGTCGTTGACGGAAAACTGGCAGCGAGTGGGGGTGGGTCGCTAGCGACGTGTGTTCCGGAGTGTGGACTCACCAGGACGTCGTATCCTGGGCGGGTACCGCTAGCGAAGGTTAGGCCGGGGACAGATGTGCTGGTGGGATTGCTGTTGCCTCCCGTGAAGTTCGTAGCAGAACCCTCTGGGGACATGTTGTGGGTTATCGTTGTGTTGCCACCGTACCCACTCAAATCCTGTGTGAGTGTCACGACTCCACCGGTGGACGTTGCAGTTATCTCATTCGGGTGACCGGCGGCCGCGTTGATGCAGTCCCTTAAACTGGTAGCTAATAGGGCTGGAGTGGCACCAGCGAAGTGTGATCCCGTGGTGAGGAGTTCACTGGCGGCCTTCGTGTACGTTCTGGCAGTGTTGTTAGTGGAGATGATCGTGATGTTCTCATCGTTGTCCGGTACACCGACGAAAGTCACAGTAGCAGTGGCCGCAACGTGTCCCCAGGCCTTGAAGCTCGTCTCTGAGCCATCACTTGTATATGTGCCGCGGTGACTATTTCCGGAGAGGTCCCTGATGCTTCCACTGTGCAGTGGAAGTCTGTGCGGAGCTCCGTCAACTGTGAATCTCCAGTGGGCAACCAGGGAGTTGGCTGCTGTGTAGTGCAGCCGACCCACGTGGGACCTACCCTCGATGCCCGAGGACACCTGGAAGTTGGTGTCGAAACGGGCTCCTGTTAACTTCTTACTTAACTTGACCTTAGCCATATCCTACTTCTTGAGGCCTCCGAATGCGATGGAGTCTGTGCCCTTATCCATACCAATATACACAAAACCTGCTCCGGCGGAAACATGGTTTCTCTTGAGGCGATCCTGGGCTGAGCCTGTCATTGCTGCCAGAGCTGTCGTCATTATTCCGTCTACCAGACCACCGGACATGCCCCCTGTGAAGGATGTTGCCGCGGCGGCAACGGGCTTCCCTGGCGCTTCGGCGTAAGTTACTGTGGTGTTTCCTTCCGGGCCGGCGTTTGCCTGTGTTAAGGTCAGCAGAGAGGACAGCGCTGGAAGTGACACAGTAATCCTGCCACCGTGACCGCCGGCGCCTCCAGTGCCAGTCGGAGCTTCAATCGCGCTACGAAGGGATATAGCGACGGCCAGCGGGACCGCCCCACCAAAAGTGGGAGGATTTGCTAGAGGATTTGGTGCAACTCCGGGGGCGGCCATGGTGTACACCCTGGAGGTCCCGTCTGTCGAGACGATTGTGACTGTTGAGTTGGTGTAGGGCACCCCCATGTCGACTTCAAGATTGCCCACGTTACTGGCCGGATTGTAGACCCACGCGACGTTGTCAGATCGTGTTAGTGAAAGGGACTGGGCGCCGGCGGCAGTCGGCGCATCACCAACAATTATCGAGGAGCCGTGGCCTTTGGGATTCTCAATGGCAGCCTTAAGCTGGACCAGAAACTCATTCTGAGTGTCCAGGGAGGACCCTGTCACCTTGATTGCGACAGCGATGTCACCAGCATTCGCGGTTGTGGCAGAACCCGTGTCTGAGTCGGCCGACAGCACAGTCCCGGTAGAGACGGTTGAGAGCTCCTCATCAACGATCCTATAGGTCCTCTTCCGCATTTCATATCCACCGAGATGCGGATTGAGCCAGTCGGCTCGGATGATGATGCGCTCACCCTCTGCCATCCCGGAGGCACCGGTGCCGCTGGAAACGGTGAGATTTACTATCGAAATGGGGGACGATGCATCACTCCCCCCAATAAAAACTGTTGCTGTGGCCGGGTGCTCGTTGACAATCTGCTCGTCTGTGATACCCGCTATCCTTATGTACGCGTCCGACCCCTCCTTAAAGGGCTCAAGTTGATTAGTTCTGGGTGCGAACAATCCCTGCATTGTGACTGGGCCTGTGGATGTTGCACCAACAGGAAGCCTGTCCGCAAAGGTCTCGTCGTCCTCCTGGGGATTGAAGGCCTGGAAGGTCGGCTCCAATAGGTCTAGACCAAAAGTCTCAACTCCATCGAAGTACATGTCCACGCCCTTCTCATTGGGATCGTACTGCTGGTCCATAAGGGACGACTGCCTGAAAACATCCTCTGTGCACATATCAGCTCGTATGCCGCGCGCGGTGTAGGGCAGCTCAATTGAGGATCGATCTGCGAGGCCTCTGATTGGAAACACCTCCATTACACCGTCCATTAGGCTGCGTGCAGACGCATCAACCATCATCTCAGGCACAACTAGATTGAGAGGCAGTGTTCGAACAATATCAGCACCGTTGGTGGTCATCAGGTCGTTGTACTCACGGCCGTCCTGGTAGACGTACATCGCCTGGCCGAGGTCACGCTGATCCCTGGCGTGATTGATTGCTACACCCAGGCCAGAGGATCGGGTGGAGGTATCCAGCTGTGGGAGGGATTTCACGCCCCACTTGGGCTCGCGAATGGGTGAGTTAACCTCAATAGAGATATCAGTCAGAGCCCAGGTATCGGCTGATCCGGAGCTGTGATTTGTCTGTATCCACCTCACGCTCCAGGGGCCGGGCCCGTAAGACCCTAGGGACTCTGTGACAGAGAGTGCCACGCCAGCGGTCGTATTTGACAGAGAGTGTATCTTAATTGGTGACCACTGGTTACCACCCGTATCCGCATCGAGGTCGAGCCTTACCTGGAGCTGTAGGTCCTCGTCTGCTTCGGGAGGATTGGACATGTTACCACCCGTCCATGTGATGACACCCTCGGATCCTCCTGCTGTGTTGCCACGGATCACACGATACTTGACTGTCACCTTGTCCTGGAGGCTGTTAGCTCTAATTCCTCCGTGTGATCCCACAGTACTCAAGTACCTCGTCGTATCACTTCCACCCAACACCACCCACTTATTAGACGTCGTAGCAGCATCACCCACAGCACTGTTGGTGTTCTTTGAGAATATGCCTGTATCGACCGTAGCTGTGCTGGTGTTAAAGGAAGCCTCTACAGATCCGGACTCAGGTCGGCTGGAGGACAAAGCCATGTTGCTCGGCGCGTCTAGATCATTATAGAATCTATACGTCTCCATTCTCTGTCCGTCGACAATCTTGATGGGGTCATTAATAGGTGCCGGCTTAAGCCCTATGAATCCATACAGGTGATCCATCGTGCGACAGTTGATTCCCTGCCGATATTGGTCTATTGCTGTGGTTCCGGATAGAGAGGGCGGGTAGACCAGGATTGCCTGACTTCCCTTAGACTGAGAACCTGACAGGACTCTCTGTGTTGATGCCATCTAGAACCTCCGGAGGTGGGCTATAAACTGCTGCATCAGAATCTGCCCCTTAAGACCATGTCTGTCATTGGGACCGAGATACATGTCGTGGTAGGCGTGGTGATACTTGGCACGCTCGAACATGTGTGACTCAACGACAAAGTTGACACCCAGGAACTTCGTCTTTCGTGGTACCAGCCGCTCAATCATCATTCCCATCGTACTATCGAACCACTTGAAGAACTCGAAGAACTTCTTGTAGTTGACCTTGTCAGTCAACCGGTTGAAGTAAATATCCCTGAGATCAACTAAGTCCGGGTAGTCAGGAGAGAAGACCAATTCCGGTGAACCTAAGACATTGTCCAGCAGATCCAGGGTCGAGAACAGGGAGACCATATCCTCATTCAGGGCCTGGATACCTGACACCTCGATTGAGAATCTCGTGTCGTCAACGGGCTGTTCATTGGGTGGAATTGCATAGGTTGGGGCAAAGGAGGCACCATACTTCTTTACATTGCTCTTGTGTTTGTAGCTTCTAACCCTCACCTTATTTCCTGTACGGGCCTGGTCAAAGTTGGGAGACAGCATTGAGTACCTGAACTTCTCTGGTTGTATCACCTGCTTCAGGGGTTCGAAACCTGAGCCTGAGAGGTGGAAGTTTCCCTGTGAGAAGTCAAATATTGAGATCTCCCCGTCGACATTGGACTTTGTGACAGGCTGATCGGTTGAAGCATCAATTCTGAGTCTTCCGAAAGATCCGGATCTGGTCGTCTTAAAGTTGAAATTACTGTGTGGGTCTTCGCTTCCCAGAGACTTGAAATTGTAAATGTGTTCCTGAGACTCTCGATCAGACATCTCCTTCGACCAGAATCTAATATGACCAATGCGGCCGGCAAAGAATGTGTGCCTGAACATGCTGTCGTAGGTCGTCCTATTGAGAAGATTAGAATTGACAGACATGGATATGCTCTGGGATCCTATTACAAAAAATGTGCCCTGCCTGTTGTGTGTAGTCGACACGTTCTCCAGGAGATTATAGGTCGTGCTTTCACCGTGATCGTTGAAATACTTGGCATTACTCTCATACGCAGTGAGTCGTCCCTCATTGATCTTTCCGGCGTGGAGATAGTACGACGACGACACAACAGATCCTGTTAGATCGTTTCGAGATCGACCCAGGGTGATGTGCCACTTATCTCCATCAAAGATGTCAACACCGGTCAGGGGAAGGACCATGGGTGCCACTCCCGATATTGTCGGCTTGGCAATGAGAGACAGTGATCCTGTTTGCTGGTCTTCCATAGTTCCGGAAAATGCCAGAAGGTTCATTATGAGGCCGCCGGTGCCGGATGCATCGGAGGTGGTGGTGGTGCCGGTCACACAGAATCTAACCAGGCTCTGAGTTAGTGGGTATCCTGAGCGTCCCATTTGGCCGCGTCGCGACGGAAACTGGTAGATTGCCTCGTAAGACCACGATCCCGAGGTCAGTAGGCCATCGCTAGGCTCGTCAGAAATACCATGCGGATTGTAATCATAGTTCTGTTCCCGCCACTGATGACCATCGCTACTGGATAGGTGTTTCACCATTGTACCCACGACATTCGGGGCGCCTGGCTCGATTCTGGATGCTGAAAGATAGGGTGACATTATGAAGGGTTTGTTAAGATCATTTCCCTGTGCTGTTAGGTTCTGACTCACATTCGCGAAGGTTCCGGACAAGTCCAGCATTGTGCTCACCTCCGATGTGATGTCCCTCACATCCGAGATCCTTCTCGTCTTTGCACCACCGAATTCCCTGAACCTGAAAGACTTGTCCGGATTAATTCCCATGTCCCTCATCAGGGTCTTAATACTGTGTATCGTTCCCTTGGAGCGGACGATCTCGCCCATATCTGATAGGATTCTCCTCCAGATCTGGTTCTGGACGTACTTGAGCGGACGGTCACTTATGATGCTGTCAACTGTCAGATCTACACCGTCGGAAAATTGGGGTAGGGATGCATCAGATGCCATGTCAGGAAGGACAAAACCGTGTGCTCTTCCCAAGGACATCAAGAACTGATCAGCGATTGAGCCCTCAGGAACCTTATCAGCAAAGGCCAAACGGCCGAACTGGTCCAGGTGCATCTTTATCTCGTCGAAGAACTTGGCCCAGACAAAAAGGAAAGCACTAATAATCTGGGGTGAACCTAGCTTTCCTCCCCCTGGCATATCCTTGCTGGAACTGTAGTCATTCGCCCACTCAGCTGTCTCTTTCTCAAAACCCTCAAAGTGCGAGGCCTCCAGGAGATAGTGCTTGGGAATGAGCTTTGTGATCATATTAGGATTATTCGCATCGTACACAGATGCAGACGAGAGGAGACGTTGATTGAGTGTTACGAGATCTGGGCATGTTGGGAACAGGACAGGGCAGTCTTCATCAGACTCCCTGACGATCGGAATGCTCAGACCCCGCAAAATCCTTAAGTCTGTGTTGTAATTCACAATTGTTGAGTGAAGTGCGTTTCCTGAGCTGTCCAACACCAGGTCATTCGATGTGTATGATCCTGTTGGCTCATTAAACTTAAAATACAGGCGAAGGTCCTTGCGTGGGTAGATCGTTTTGTTCCCCTCCTTCTTCAGCATTCCCACACTTCTGGGCTCGTGGAACACTCGAAACTCATCAAGGGTACCAGATAGTGTCTGTTGGAATTCTAGTGTTGTATTATCATGATCCCACAGGCCGGCTTCGTGGTTGGTACCACTTCCAATCAGGAGGGGAGAAGTTGTTACGCCAAAATCGCCCAGCTCTACTCTCGAAGATGTGACGATTAGAGCAAAATCCCGGTAAAGCTGCATCCTGTGTATATTGGGTGTTCGATTTAGAGTAGCACACACATGATGGAACTTACCCTTCTCTAGCAACATAGAGGCACTCACGTATCGAGAGCCAGATGAAGCCAAGAAGATGATTGACGATGACACGTCTGTTGATGTCGACGAGGAGAGAACCAGAGAGAACCCATCACTACCAGTGAGCTTCTGAGCTATCACCTGATTTCCCGTATCCACACCCAGGTCCGGCACCCGAAAATGAAAGTCAAACGAGATTGACTTGGTACCCGGATCAATAGCAGGGTCACCCGATCGATTTCTGGCCAGGGTAGGGTAATACGATCCCGCAGAGTCAGTGACCTTTATGTGAGTTCCCAGCTCAGCATCAAAGAGATTCTCCGGATCCTCACCCGCCTGGGTGCCTGAGAAGTGGAGGAAACCTCGATGCTTCGGAAAAGAGTCATAAACGTACTTCTCAAATCCTGTGAGGCTATCATAGAATGTTAACACATCCGGTCGAGTTCCATCGAATGGAAAAGAGTTGATAATCTGATCGAATGCTGTGTTGACCTTGGCCTCAGCCGAGTTAAAGAAAGTGTGATTCTCGAACTTGGACCAGTCGACCGGCAGCTGCTGTGTTGACTTGACGCCCGCATGGGGTGGGTCGTATCTAAAGGATCCTGTTTTACTCTGGATCGAGCCGCTGTGGAGAGCTGCTGTCTGATTGGCAACAGTGGACCTATTCGATGTCAGCTCCCTCAAGACGGACGGTGAAAAGAGGGCTTTCCCCCTTCCAAAGTACGAACTATCTCGAGCCATTATGGATCCACTCTAAACCGCAGTGCCAGGTCATCGATGACATACTCTTGACCCCTGTCAACAATAAGAAACTCAAAACTATACACCCTTCCAATAAACAGATTGGACATGTGAAACTCAAAGTACATTCCGGCGCTGTCCGATGACAGCCTCGTTCCGCTGCCGGTCTTCTGGAACGGAATTACCACGTCACCTGACAGAGTGTCCCGAACTCTGTAGTAGACTTCCTCCAGGATCACGCTCTTACGCTCGTAGCTCCTCTTCTTTGGTGCAACCCGCTCGGCCTCGTGATCACGAGCGAAGACCCTGAATTTTACCTTGTCTCCACGAGTGTAATCTCCCTTGGCGTTTGTTATAATGATAGAGGGATTTCGAGAAGTGAAGTTGGAAGCTGTTCGGGTTGGAGCTGCCAGGGTCAGGCTTCCCGTGTAGAAGGCAACAGTCCCATCAAGGGAGTGCCAGATCTCGTCAAAAGTGAGAGATCCACTCTTAATAGCAAAATCTGTAACCCGATCAGTAGAAATTACTGTGGATGTCTCACTCATGGGAATTGCAAAAGATGCAGAGTAGACGCCTGGAAGACCAGCAGCAGGTGTTGTGGAAGCGACGTGCTGAGATGCTGTCACCACCTTAGAGAAAGATCCTGACATTATTGTGACAGCCAGGCAATCGTCACCCGTTAAGTCTGTCAGAGCAGATCCCGATACAATATTAGCTGGGCGTCCGCGATGAAAGTTATTCAGAAAGATAGAACCTGAAACGTCAAAGAAAAAGCCCTGATGATGGTCGTGGATTGTGTCATCAAATGACACGTGAATCATGGGTTGCTTGTAGATCTGGCGGCTGTGGCGGGAGAAGAATCTCTTGACAAATCGTGTCTTCGTATCTGTCTCCTCTGTCCCGGAGTAGGACAGACGAAATCCGTGATTGGGTATCATTCCCGCAAGTATACCTGACACCACTGTTGTCACATCAACATTTAGATCCTCATTTCCGTCCTGAAATACCTGAACTTGGAAGAGGTCCTGCACGCCTGTGCCATCATTGAGATTTCCCGATGATATGATATCAATGTCATCAGATCCCAATAAGCCCTCAGCAGCTGCACCTGTTGATTTCCACGGCACGACTGCACCATCTGCATACGATGCAGTTATGAAATTGCATGTGTCCAGATCACCGTAGCTTCCCACGTCGCGACCAATACCCTCATCGAAGCTCTGTGAGAGGGGAAAGACTGCCAGGCGAAAGTTCTGTGGCGTCACCTGGCCGGCTCTTAGAGCTTTCATCTTGAGTGTACACTTGAATGAGCTGTGATTGACATCCAAAATAGAGCCGGTCAATTCTATCAGCTTGTCAAAATCAAATTTGATCAGGGCCCGGGAGAGCTCAATAGGATCTGTCTCTCCGGAAATTGTTGACTCACTGTACAGCTTGAAGAGGTCCAGGGTGCCGGCGCGTCCAGTGTTAGCGTCTGTTGCCCTAAACTTGTTGCTCAAGATCTTGTTTGTGATGTATGCATCCCTGCTAGACGTGATTATCAGGTACATCTAATATCTCCTACGATGATGTTCCAACAATGTCATGATCTGGAAACTTCAGCTCAAAGATTGATCCGGGTGGTCCTACAATCATTCGATTCTTGGTCGCGTTCTTGAAGTTAAAGGTTGCAGAGCTGTACTTCCTTCCCGAGATTGTCCCATTGATGGGTGATACCTCTAGATTGATAAGCGATACGACACCCGGTGTGTTGATGATAACATTGACAAGATCATCCAAAAGAACGGGCTGATCTATCTGAAAGTTCTTAATATGCAACACATCGCTTAGGCGGGTGATGACTGTCTGTATCAGAGTTGTCTTATTACTCCCCGGGGCTGATAGAATACCAAACTTCACTCCGTAGTTGATTATCTGGGCATCGAGGATATCCATCGCATCGGAGATCAGGCGAAACTCATTGAGATATAAGCTCAAGTTCTTCTTAAGCGAGTCCGGACAGACATCAAGATCACCGTCCTCATTTCTACTGGCAACAAATAGCTGGGTTGATAGGGGGTTTGTGGGATTCTGCCTTATCCCTGATCGATAGACACGCCCGAATCGATTGGGAAGTGTGTAGATCCTCGATATGAGATCCTGCTTGCTCACAATTCTGGACTGCATCTGCTTGGCTGATGGGACCTGTGTCCTGAGCTCATCTAGCGTTGGGGCTCTATCTCCCCCACGAGCTGGGTCGGGATTTTTAACGTCGATCGACGCTCTAACAAATGCAGCATCAGTGATAGAAGGTGCCCTACGAAATTCCATTTTGAGATCACTTATGAATCTAATTGACTCTGCAGATACATTGTGTGCGAGGCCTCCGCCATAGCGGTAGGTCACTGTCACTGTCGTATTCTTTGGAGCCAGGCCGAGGGTGTGTGTCTGTAGAAGAGCATTGGGATCTATAGAAAATCTCGAAAATGTCGTCTTACCATACAGCGGGAGGGACAGCTCACTGGGATCTGGGACTATATCATCATCCAGGGCATCAGTATTACCCGATCCGAATCTTATCTTTGTCAGACGAGTAACAGGGCTGAGCTTTGTAGTGAAACGATAGGGTGCTGAAGCTATCTCTAAGTTCATGGGCACCAAAACACCATCAGGCCCCATATTGAGGACTCCCTTAAAGACTGTATCCTGTGAGAGTGTCTCCACTTGATAGTACTCATTGCCCTCCGTATCCCGAACAGATATAATGTCTGAAACGCTTTCGTTCATCAACACAAGCTCCCGAAATGGCTTGTGTGTATTAGGAATTGAGAAAGACTCAGTTGTCTCCACGCCTGACACACAAAGACCCGAACGAATCAGAATATAGGTCGCAGGTGATCCATCGGTGTTTGTTGTCTTTGTTAATACTGTGGCTCGAAGATTGCCGTCTGAGTCAGTAGCTGTAAAGTCGAGATCTTCTGTCAGATTGAACTGAAGATCAGCATCCGATCTCAGCACTGTCCCCTGACGTATTACCGGAAGCGCTGAGGTCTTTGGCACATACTTTCCACTAGAAATTCTCGTCGAGGGCACCACAATATAGAAGTTAACCCTAACAGAAGAAGGACTCGCTCCCACGATCTTAACACCGGCGTTTCTCAAGTGATTGACAATATTGGATGACTCAACCGCTGTCAGAGGATTCAGCTCACCAAACTGGTGATCCAGGTAGAAAGACATCGTGTCCCCGACCATGGAGGCCATGTCCAAGAACAAACCGCCCAGACTTGCTTCGGAGAAGTCCTGAATCTTGTCGGGAAAATACGTGCGAGCATAGTTCAGGAGCTCAGCACGAAAGGCATTAAAATCCTTTGCGAGAAAGCTTCTGTTCCGCTCCTTCTTTAGTTTTTTCTTAATGTCAACTGTCATATAAACACCTCATCAGACTGAGAATAACACTACCTCTACAGCGCGCCTCTTTGACTCAAGCTTTGGAATTCTATAAGACACTCTAATTCCTATTCTAGCAATATCCTTATCATTCCTCATCACAAGCGGTTCAAAATTCTCCAAGGAAATGAAAGACATATACTTCTTTGTTGCCCTGGCGATTCTTCTCATCGCCTCTGTATCACCGTCCTCAGTACCCATCTCAAATGCGAGCTCTGAGAGATTTGCTCCAAAATCGTATAAACCGTATCTATCCCCGTGATTTGTCATGAGCAAATTTCGAAAATTATCGGCGATCTGATCCTGCATGTTCTTGTGCATCTTAAAGAGGCCCTCATGATCCGCTCCCATCTGCAGGGGAGTTTCAATTCCCACAGGCTTAGCTCGTCCGGCAAGCTCGGCCGTACGACGACTCTGGAAGTCGGTATCCAGCTCTCCAACACTACTAAAATCGTATTTTTTTAAGTACGACACAGACGATACACCTCTCGCTTAAGGCTAAGTATAGCCAGACTGAACTTGTCAGTGCACCTGTTTGTTCTAGAAAGGCAGCACTAAGGGTATCATTCCCCCAATTCTCAGATCAACAGGGGGAACGTGGGCAGCACCCCAAGCAAAAACGGCCTTCGCCATGGGGTCCTTAAGCATTGACACCGACTTCAGACTACTGGGTGCCACGATAACCAGCGGAGAACCTGGGACAGGCGGCACAGCCATTAGTGTCGCTGATCCCTGCATCTGCTTCGTCTGAATCTCTGTTAAGACATCGAGACTAAGTCCGAGAAGAATTAATGTGTAGCCCAAGACAATATTGGCTATTGACATGGCAGCCGCAGCAATTGCGGCCGGTACAGCATGGGGTGGTAGTTCCTCCACAGCTGCGATGAGTTCGTCGATCTTCGAGTGATTAATGGGACCCCAGCCCAAACAGTCTAGAATAAGTGGAAGACCCAAACCGAGGACAATGGCTGGCGCCGGAATAGGCGGAATGGGCATCACGAGGTACGATAGGCGAAGGAGTGGACCAATTATCTTTTCAAGGCACTCAAGGGACGCTACATCATCAACAGAACCAGCGGGATCGAAAACCATCATCACCTTGACAAAGGGCATTAGGGGGACCACAGGCAGATTCATGGGATCATCCGGGATGGGATCTCCTCCCGATAAGGCTACAGCCTCATTCACCTTGGCCTGGATCGCATTAAAAAAGTCCTCACCTCCATCCTCGAGGACCTCCCCGGAGCACTCTAACACAGCAGGTAACAGTATCATGGGATCCCGCGGGTCGTCCTCGGGCCCCCTGGCATCCAATTTCTGAAAGACACACTTGAGAATATCCTTCGCATCGTCCTCATCCATGCCTGGCATCGTTGCCAGCCTGTTGGAAATATACACTAAGACACCATTTCCCATAGCTGCCACAGCTGAGGGGCTTCCGGCGCCGGCGGCGGGATCTGCTCCTGTACCTATACCCGGGGGATCGCCAGAGCTTAAGTCGGCAGCAGCAGCCCCTACGGCGCCGGCTGATAGTGCCGCAGCTGCGTCCTGCTCCTGCTGGCTCAGATCCCTATTATCAGGAGGACCGGTGTTTTGGAAGGCTGCTGTATCAGCCTGGATTATCTCTTGAGCTGTTTTTGCGCCCTCTGTGTCTGAGGAGCGCAGGTGCTTCAGATGCTCGGGTATCTGATTGACTGGCATCTACTTCACCTTGGCGACGGAGCTCTTGAAGTTGTCCAGCGAGCTAGCTAGGGTCTCACACGCAGCCTTGAGATTGACCAGCGGGAAACCCTGGTTTCCCATCTCGTTCTTGGCTGTGTCACAGAATGTCTTGAGCATATCTGCCAAAGTGTCTCCCAAAACAGCAGGCTCCTCGGCTTCCTCACCGAGAAATATCTGTCCATCTCGACCATCACCGATCACAATTGTCTTCGCGTCGATGAGAAGCTTTCCACCCGGAAGAAGAACTATCGCGCAGACGTTCTCTGCCTCCTCATCCTGACGAATAATTCTGATCGAGCCCTCCTCTTTTGGAATCTCTCCCCAGTCGCCTGACTCTTCTTTTGAGTTTCTGGAGACAATTCTTATTTGATTCGACTTGACAACAATGTAGGGTTGCTCATCAACAGCAGCCACCCCGTGATTGTCCTTCATGAACCCAGGTGTCTGCTCGTCCAGATCAAAGTTCTTATCACCGTCGGTGTTCATAGAGATATACACGCGGCTGGCATCGTGCATAAAGTCCGGGTCGCCCTCAGCCGGATGGGAGAGACGATTCTCCTCGTGATCTCCTCTTTTGCTATCTCCACCCAGAGCGTCATCGTCGCCGTTAGCAGTCGGATTCTTGTCTGTCTCAAACGTATCTCTAGCGTTCTTGATAGACCGGGGACGTGTCTCCCGAAGAGGCTTCTTCTCATCCGGATCACCAAAGTACCTGCCTCGTCCTGCGACGAGGTCGATTGTTCCGGAGAAGGCCCGTGGTGGTGTGTCCTCGGGATCTGTGGCATTGGTCTTTGTGCCATCTGGGCGGTCGGTGACACCCCAGCCTCGGTCCTGGCCCAGGCAGATAAGAGCGTTATTCGATCCCTGCAGTACCAGGTCCC